ACAATGAACGAGGGACATCCTGATTTCGAGTGGGAAAACGAAGCATATAAACAATCATAATTATGGGATTAAATTTTAGAGGATCAGCTAATAGGTTTAAATATAAAAACCAAAACAGCTTTCAAGATAAATCAGCGCCTGGCCCAAGAAGAGGTGTTGGCGGAGATCAGCCGGGTAATTTAGCTAGGGCTGAAAAAAGGTTTGGAAGAATATCTAGTCCGGCTAAAATAAAGAAAAACTTTTACGGAGGTGAAGCTTATTTTCAAGATGGCTATAGTGGCGATCTAGCTAATAGCTTACCTATAACACGTAAATCAAGTTCTCCTCTTAAGATTAATATGGCTTTAGTTGATGGAGCAGCGCATTCCGCGAAAAAATTTACTGATATTGGGGCAGCTGTCGCGGATGGATTTAAAACATTAGAACCAGAGCCTAAAGTAGTTGACTTAGGTGCTACATATCCAGAAGTACCTGACGGCAATGCCGGCGAAGGCGAAGGCGAAAAAGAAACAACAGAAGAAACAACAGAAGAAACAACAAATACAGATACAGATGAACAATAGACCAATTACAGCCCGCGTCAAAAGCGGTATGTTCAAAACAAAAGAGCCTTTACTAAATGTAGGACCGGCTGGAGTTGATGGAAACAACAAGACTCGCACTATGCCTTCCCCAAGCAAAATGAAAGGCTACGCAATGAAGTCTTCGCCTTTTAAGCAAGCAAAAACAACTAAGGAAATTGTCACAGAGGCTATTAATGACCAAATAACAGATAAGGGTATAAGCCTTGGAACAACGACTACTACAGTCACTCCGAGCAATGAAGGCACTGAGGGCACTCCGGATGTAATGGGCAAAAGAACCAATTACGTACATAAGGGCCCAATGGGTATGACCGATGAAACGCGAAAAGGCATTTGCGATGGTTCCATAAAAGGCGACAAAAGCAAAGTTCATTGTGATGATGTTGTTGTTGAGAAAGGCACACCAGGCACACCTGGAACAGATGATAAAGAAGTAAAGAAAAAAACGGCTATTATCGAAAAAGTTGCACGCACAGGGGAAGCTTCAAGCGCTTACGCTACTCGTAATAACTTAAGGAAAGCAAAAGTAGCAGCTCGTAATGCAAAAAAATACCAAAGGAAACAAGATAGAGCCGACCGCAAGAGAAGTCCAGATGTGTATGATGCAAAAGAACAAAGACGCAGAAGGAAAGACGCAGCTGCTGAGTCAATAAAAAAAGTTGCGGATTCTGAATTAAGAAATTCGCAAATTCAATCTAAGCAAGGTAAATACGGGTTTTCAACAAATAAAGATATAGTGCTGGACGACGTTAATAGACAACAAGGAGAAAAAACAGACACACGACAAAGAGAGTTAGGAACGGAAGTTAAAACTCCCGCTGAAATGAATAAACCTGGTTTCTTTAAAAAGAAATCACCTATGAAAATGAATTACTTTAAAAAGTGAAAGCAAAAGGATTAGGAGATACAATAGAAAAAATTACAACCGTAACCGGAATTAAAAAAGCTGTTAAAGCTTTACCTTTTGATTGCGGTTGTGATAAAAGAAAAAAAACATTAAACAAGATGTTTCCATATAAGTAACAATTAAATTTAATTAAATGAAAAAAGAAAAAGACTACACAGAGTTTGAAGTTGTTAAAGATAACCAGCTCAGCGAATCTGAATTAAATGAATTGCGAGAAGCTGTAAATCGTGTAAACGAAACACAAATGCAAATAGGTGGGCTTGAAGCACACAAGGCTAAACTTCTAGCCGAAATATTATTATTCACTAAAGAAGTAGAAAGCACTCAAAAAATACTTGCCTCTAAATACGGGGACGTAAGCATCGATCTTAATACTGGTAAATTTACAGAAAATGCAGTTAATAAGAAAGATTAGTATAGGCAAAGATTATAAGAATGACGCAATGCACTATGCTGTAGGGCAGGAAGTATACGGTGGGCACACTATAGATAGTATTATAGAGGAGGACAACAAATACACTGTGTATATATCTAAAGGGGATATTCTTATGCCTTGGAAAGATTTCAATAAGAACATGTCAATATCCGTAGAATATAATATTTCATGGTAAAATGCAAAGTGTATTTAATTACCTTGTAACACCACAAGGAGGCAGAACGACAGGACAGACTACAATTGAAGGACAAGAATTACTATTAAACACTGAGTTACAAAACCACGAGTATTCAAATAGGGTAGGGGTTATACTAAGTTTACCATTAGCTAAAAAATACCAAGAACTTAGAGAAGGAGATGAAGTAATATTACATCACAATGTGTTTAGAAGATTCAGAGATGTAAGAGGTGAAGAAAAAAATAGTAAAAGCTATTTAACAGAAGAAACCTATTTGGCACAGCCGGATCAGATATACGCATACAAAAGAGACGGCGAATGGAAAGCTTTAGAAGGTTTTTGTTTTGTTGCCCCAATCAAGGAAACTAAAATGTTTTCTATTGAAAAAGAAAAGCCCCTGATAGGCGTGGTTAAATATTGTACTTGCGGCTTAGAAGTAGATAATATAGTAGGATTTATACCTACATCAGAATACGAGTTTATTATAGAAGGGCAGAGGTTATACCGAGTACCCACCAATTCAATTACAATCAATTATGGACATAAAGGAAACGAAGAGGAATATAATCCTAGCTGGGCAGAAAGCAGTTGAAGAATTAATAAAGGTAGCTAAAGAGGCTATCGTAGATTCAGACGACGACATATCAGCAGACAGGCTTAAGAATGCAGCGGCTACAAAAAAGCTAGCTATATTCGATGCTTTCGAAATCCTAAATCGTATTAATGACGAGCAAAGAGCTTTAGATGGTAAGCCAAAAGAAGAAGCTGAAAAAAAAGACTTCAAAGGCTTTGCTGAAAAAAGATCTAAGTAATGTATACGCAGGATCTATACAGTATAATAACACCTATTAAGCCAAATACTATATCTAGATTAAATAGAAGTAGAAAATGGGAATATGGATATAACAAAGAACACGACGTTGTTGTTATAAGCAGAACAGGTAAAATAGGGGAAATATACAATATACAAGGTTTAAAAATTGCTTTGCCGGCTGAGCCTGCTAAAGTAAGTAAAGAAACCAGCAAATGGACACCGGAAGAATATCCTAAAGAGCTAAAGAGTATTAACAGTATATTTGATTGGCGCGATTATCCAAATGAATTTAAAGAAACTTGGGAAAAATATATAGATGAACAATTTAGAAAAAGAGAGGAGGGTCATTGGTTCAATAATAAAGGCGTGGCTACTTACATTACTGGTACTCACTTTATGTACCTGCAGTGGGCCAAGATTGACGTTGGGCAACCTGACTTTAGAGAATCAAACAGATTATTCTATATATTCTGGGAAGCTTGTAAAGCAGACAAAAGATGTTACGGAATGTCCTACCTCAAAAATAGACGATCTGGATTTTCTTTTATGGCTTCCGGCGAGACTGTTAACCAAGCAACAATATCTTCAGATGCTCGATTTGGAATACTGTCCAAATCTGGAGGTGATGCAAAGAAGATGTTTACAGACAAAGTTGTACCAATATCGATTAACTATCCATTCTTCTTTAAACCAATACAAGACGGAATGGACCGTCCCAAAACAGAACTCGCCTACAGAGTTCCCGCATCAAAGTTTACAAGAAAGAAGCTCGACTCTAACGTCGCAACGGAAGACATTATCGGGCTCGATACCACAATCGACTGGAAAAACACAGGTGACAACGCATACGATGGTGAAAAACTAAAATTACTAGTACACGATGAAAGCGGTAAATGGGAAAGGCCAAACAATATACTTAATAACTGGCGAGTAACTAAAACTTGTTTAAGACTAGGTAGTAGAATTATAGGCAAGTGTATGATGGGATCAACATCAAATGCTTTAGACAAAGGAGGAGAAAACTTTAAGAAACTATATAATAGTTCTGATGTAACAAAGAGAAATGCAAACGGGCAAACAAAGTCTGGATTGTATTCTTTGTTTATTCCTATGGAATGGAATTACGAAGGTTTTATTGACGAATACGGACATCCGGTATTTAATAAGCCGCCAGAAGGCACCGTGGGGCCGCACGGAGACGTTATAGAAGTCGGAGTCATCGAGCACTGGAATAATGAGGTAGATGGATTAAAAGGCGACCAGGACGCTCTAAATGAGTTTTACAGACAATTCCCTAGAACAGAGGAACATGCGTTCAGAGACGAAACAAAAAATAGTATATTTAATTTAGCAAAAATATACGAACAAATAGATTATAACGAAGACTTAGGCAACAGTAATGTCCTAACAAGAGGAAGCTTCCAGTGGGAACACGGTGTTAAAGACACGAAAGTAATATTTAATCCAAACCCTCAAGGTAGATTTTTAATTTCTTGGACGCCTAGTTATAATATTCAAAATAGGCAAACTACACGTAATGGTATAAAGTATCCAGGCAATGAACACATGGGCGCTTTCGGTTGCGATAGTTATGATATATCTGGAACGACAGACGGAAGAGGATCTAAGGGCGCTTTGCACGGGTTAACTAAATTTAGTATGGAAGATGCTCCACCGAGCACTTTCTTTCTGGAATATGTAGCAAGACCGCAAACGGCAGAAATGTTTTTTGAAGATGTACTAATGGCGTGCGTATTTTATGGTATGCCCTTACTATGCGAAAATAATAAGCCTAGGCTTTTATATTATTTTAAAAGAAGAGGCTATCGCGGGTACTCAATGAATAGGCCAGATAAGCTTTGGAACAAGTTGTCGGTAACAGAGAAAGAAATTGGTGGAATACCAAACTCAAGTGAGGATATAAAACAAGCTCACGCGGCAGCTATTGAAATGTATATAGACAGACACGTTGGTTTAAATGAAGAGGGCCAGTATGGAACGATGTACTTTAACGAAACATTAAACGATTGGTCTAAGTTTGATATAAATAATAGGACAAAATTTGATGCTGCTATTAGTTCTGGTTTAGCTATAATGGCTTGTAACAAGGATTTATATAGGCCAAGTAATAAAATACAAAAGCAAGTTGTTAATTTAAGATTTGCAAAATACTCGCACGAGGGTACGACATCAAAAATAATAAAAAAATAATATGGCGAATAGCGTAACAAATAGTTTTTTCCCTAGCCAGGTAGTAAGTGATCAGGAGAAAGTTTCTCAAGATTACGGATTGCAAGTTGGTAGAGCGATTCAAAATGAATGGTTCAGCAGCAACTCAGGTGTAACCCGCTTCAGAAGTAATCAAAATTCTTTTCATACGTTAAGGTTATACGCAAGAGGAGAGCAGCCGGTGCAGAAATACAAAGATGAGCTTTCCATAAATGGTGATCTATCTTATTTAAACTTAGATTGGAAGCCAGTTCCAATATTATCAAAGTTTGTTGATATAGTTGTTAACGGTATTGCGGATAGATCTTTTGATATTACCACTTATTCGCAAGATCCGTATGGAGTAAGCAAAAGGACTGCTTATATGGAATCTATTATAAGAGACAAACAAACAGAGGAATTAAATAACTTTGCCAAAGAAAATTTTGGTATTAATCTTTTTGAAAATCCACCAGAGTCATTACCGGACTCTCAAGAAGAGCTTGATATACACATGCAGCTTACTTACAAGCAAGGTATAGAAATAGCCGAAGAAACAGCGCTTAACACATTGTTGGACGAGAATAGGTACGACTTAACAAAAAGAAGAACCTACTTAGATTTAGCAACATTAGGCATAGGGTGCGTAAAAAATAACTTTTCAGAATCAGAAGGAGTAACCGTTGATTACGTTGATCCAGCTTATTTAGTATACTCTTATACGGAGGACCCTTATTTTCAGGACATATATTATGCCGGAGAAGTTAAGTTTGTGCCAATAAACGAAATTAAAAAACAATTTCCCGAATTAACTCAAGATCAGTTAGAAAGAATTAAACAACAAGGAACACAAAATTACGGCGTATTTGATCAAACCGTAAGCAATCAATACAACAACAACAGGGACTCAAACGTTATACAGGTTTTATACTTTAATTATAAAACGTATATGAATGAGGTATACAAGGTCAAAGAAACCGCAACAGGAGCGAGTAAAATAATAGTGCGAAATGACCAATTTGATCCGCCAGTAGAAATGTTCGAAGAGCAGTTTGGCAAGATGTCAAGATCTCTTGAGGTGCTTTACGAAGGTGTTATGATTGTTGGTACAGATATAATGCTTAAGTGGGAAATGGCAAAGAATATGATGCGTCCTAAAAGCGATGTATCTAAGGTTAAAATGAATTACGCTATTACTGCACCCAGAATGTACAAGGGCCGAATAGAATCATTAGTAAGTAAATGCACAGGATTTGCCGATATGGTGCAATTGACTCACTTGAAATTACAACAGGTGCTTCAAAGAATGATACCTGACGGAGTATATCTTGATGCTGATGGTATTAATGAAGTAGATTTAGGTAATGGAACAAACTACAATCCGCAAGAAGCATTAAATATGTTTTTTCAAACGGGTTCTATAATAGGTAGATCATTTACACAGGAAGGCGATATGAATCCCGGTAAAGTGCCTATACAAGAAGTGCCAACCGGAGGCGGAGGACAAAAACTACAAACATTAATTGCAACTTACAACTATTATCTGCAAATGATAAGAGATGTAACAGGTCTAAACGAAGCAAGAGATGCGTCTACGCCAGATTCCAGGGCATTAGTAGGTGTGCAAAAGCTAGCTGCAGCAAACTCAAATACCGCAACTAGACACATACTTGACTCTGGATTATATTTAACAAGAGAACTTTGCGAATGTTTATCTTTAAGAATATCAGATATAATAGAGTACCATCCGGCTAAGGAAGCTTTTATAACCAAGATAGGCAAGTTTAATGTAGGTGTTTTAGAAGAAATGTCTAATTTATATATGCACGATTTTGGCATAATGCTAGAATTAATGCCTGACGAAGAAGAAAAAGCTACATTAGAAAACAATATTCAAGTTGCATTGCAACAGGGTAGCATAGATCTTTCCGACGCTATAGATATTCGTGAGGTAAAAAATCTTAAGCTAGCCAACCAACTACTTAAGGTTAAACAAAAGAAAAGACAAGAAAGATTACAGGCAGAACAGCAAGCTAATATACAAGCACAAGCTCAAGCTAACGCGCAGGCACAGCAAGTGGCGGCTCAAGCAGAGGTGCAAAAAGATCAAGCTATGTTCCAAACTAAGGCGCAATTGGAGCAACTCAAAGCAGGTATAGAAGAAAAAAGAATAAGCATCGAGGTCAATGCTAAGAAAGAATTAATGGCGTTAGAATTCCAATACAATATGCAATTAAAAGGTATAGAAGTAGACGGAGCTAAATCTAAAGAAAAAGAAGTAGAAGATCGTAAAGATCAAAGAACTAGGATACAAGGCACTCAACAAAGCGAAATGATCGCTCAAAGAAAGAACGACCTACCGCCTAAAAACTTTGAATCCGCAGGAAATGACGTAATGGGCCAAGGTTTTGGCTTAGGTGCGTTCGATCCTAGGTAATAATAGTAATAACAATCATATAATATTTTATCATGTCAGAACAAACAGAAAACCAAAATGTACCTGAAGAGGTAGTTGAAAATGTCGTTGAAAGCCCAGTGTCGCTTGATGACGGCATTATTAAAGTCAATTTAGGAGAACTAAACAAACCCAAAGAAGATGCCATTCCAGAACAAGAAGCAAATGCAAGCGATGTTTCTGTCGAGCAACCCGAAAACGAAAGCAACAGCGAGGAAGTGGTTCAAGAAGTACGGGAGCCCGTTCAAAATGAAGAGCAATCCGTTCTTGAGGAAATAACAGAAGAAGAAGTACAAGAACAAGCGGATAATTTGCAAGGCAATATAGCCGAGGCTATAGAAGAGCAAAAAGAAACTGGTGTTGAGTTACCTGAAAATATTCAAAAAGTTGTAGACTTTATGAATGAAACCAGCGGAACTCTTGAAGATTATGTTAAGCTTAATAAAAACTACGAAGACTTAGATGAGTCTCAGTTATTAAGAGAGTACTACGCTAATACAAAGCCTCATTTGGACGAGGAGGATATAGACTTTATGATGGAAGATAACTTTCTTTATGATGAAGACTTAGACGAAGAAAGAGATATACGAAGAAAAAAACTAGCTAGAAGAGAGGAATTAGCAAAAGCTAAAAACCACCTTACTGGATTAAAAGATAAATATTATCAGGAAATTAAAGGCGGCTCAAGGTTGGCTCCTGAACAAAAGAAAGCGGTAGACTTTTTCAATCGCTATACAAAAGAAAACGAAGCAGCAACTCAATTAGCTGAAAAACAAACACAAACGTTTTTAAAGAAAACGGAAAGTGTTTTTAACGATGATTTCAAAGGTTTTGATTATCAAGTTGGAGACAAAAAATTCCGTTTTAAAGTTAAAGACGCTCCTACTATTAAGGAAACCCAAAGCGACATTAATAATTTTGTCAAGAAGTTCTTGGATAAAGATAACCAAATGTCAGATGCAGCGGGGTACCACAAGGGATTGTTTACAGCTATGAATGCAGATTCTATTGCAAATCATTTTTATGAGCAAGGCAAAGCCGACGCAATGAAAACAAGTATGTCCAATTCGAAAAATATACAAATGGGCGCTAGAGGCGTTCATGAAGACGTTAAAACATCGAATGGATGGGCAGTAAGATCTGTTGATTCTGGGGGAAGTGATTCAAAATTGAAAATTAAAACATTTAGACACATTAAATAAGAAAAATTATGGCAGGATTTGCAACCGCGCCGGCTACATTAGCCAATTTAGCGCACTTAACACCACGCCCGGTAAAAGGTTTGTTTGGAGACAACTACCTATCTTTAGCGGACATGGATTTTACACAACAATTTTTACCTGAGGTATACGAAAAAGAAATCGAGCGTTATGGAAACAGAACAATCACAGGATTTTTACGTATGGTCGGAGCTGAGATGCCTATGGCGTCGGATCAAGTAGTTTGGTCAGAGCAAGGAAGATTACATATCGCTTATGATAATGTAACAACTCAAGCTGCAGCGAACCAAACAATATCTTTACCAGATGCAACAACATCGCCAGACGGTAAAGCGCCTTTACTAGGACCAGGTATGACAATAGTATTAGCCAAAGGTAATATAACGGCAAAAGCTTTCGTAAAAGCAATCGTTACACCTCAGGTTGGAACTAATGTAACATACGACATCGTAGTATATGATACTGCCAATGGGCAATTGCCAACTGGTTTACATACACAAACAGGTGTTAGTACATTCGTATATGGTTCTGAGTATGGAAAAGGATCTAGTTTAGCTGGTAATTCAGTTGACGCTTCTTTCACAACTTTCAGTAACAAACCAATCATTCTAAGAGACAAGTATGCCGTTAACGGATCAGATGTTGCTCAAATTGGATGGGTTGAAGTTACTACTGAAATTGGAACTGGAGGATACCTATGGTACTTAAAGTCTGAGCACGAGTCTCGTATTCGTTTTGAAGATTACTTAGAAATGTCAATGGTTGAAGCTACTGATGCTCAAAGTACTATTACTGATGCTTCTGGAGCAACTATATCAGGTATGCAAGGTTTATTTGATGCACTAGAAACAAGAGGTTTAGTATTTAACGATGCTGATTTTGACGGTGTGTCTTCTCCTACTACAGGACTTGGAGCATTTGATACTATATTACAAGAGCTTGATAAGCAAGGAGCAATTGAAGAGAACATGATGTTCTTAGATCGTGAAACTGCATTAAGCATTGACAATATGCTGGCGCAACAAAATTCTTACGGAACAGGAGGAACATCTTACGGTGTATTCGAAAATTCAGAAGAAATGGCGTTGAACCTAGGATTCTCAGGATTCCGTAGAGGATCTTACGATTTCTATAAGACTGACTGGAAATATCTAAATGATTCTACAACTCGTGGAGGTATTACAGATATATCTGGAGTAATCGTTCCAGCAGGAACATCTACTGTATATGACCAACAATTAGGACAGAACATCTCACGACCATTCTTACACATCCGTTATAGAGCTTCAGAAGCTGATGACAGACGTTTGAAATCTTGGGTAACTGGATCAGTTGGTGGAAACTACACAAGTGACGAGGATGCAATGAATGTTCACTTCCTATCGGAAAGAACTTTGTGTACTCAAGCAGCTAACAACTTTGTACTGTTAAAAAGAACAGTATAATAAGTTTATTGTAATGATTACCCTCGTTGAATCTACGGGGGTAGTTATTACTTTTATTAGTGACATTAGCTAGTTATATTAAATAGTAATAGGCTATCGTCATACATTATTAACATTTATATCATATTATATTATGGCTAACAAGAAAGCTACAGCAAAAAAAGTTGAGGTTGCACCTCAGGAAGTGGTTGAAAAAGTAACACAACCAAAAGTAGAAGCACCTAAAAAAGAGGAGCCAAAAAAAGACGAGTGGGTAATCAAAGATAGATTGTACGAATTAACAAGAACAAAGCCCCTTGTTTTCACATTACCTACAGCACATAGTAGGAAAAAAAGTTTATTGTATTTTGACGAAGAGCTAGGATACCAAAGAGAATTAAGATACGCTACTAACCAGCGATCTTGTTTTGTAGAGGAGCAGAAGGGGCAAATAGTTATGGGACGCATCGTGTTTAGAGACGGCGTGCTTAGAGTGCCGAAAGAAAATGTTGCGCTACAAAAATTATTATCTTTATATCACCCAGCTTTAAAATCTAATATATACGAAGAATACAAACCAGCTCAGCAAGCAAGTAATGAGGTTGACTGGATTGAGTTCGAATTACAAGCATTGAATCTTGCTAAAACATTATCTGTTGAAGAGGCAGAAGCTATTTTGCGTGTTGAAATGGGAGCGACAGTAACAGAGCTTTCATCTTCTGAAATTAAAAGAGATGTATTAATTTTTGCTAAAAGGAATCCAAATTTATTCTTACAATTAGCTACAGATGAGAATACACAATTAAGGAGCTTCGGGGCAAAAGCTGTTGAACAAGGGATACTAACATTATCACAAGACCAAAGAACGTTTACTTACGGTTCTAACGGAAGAAAAATAATGACAGTGCCGTTTGACGAGCATCCTTACTTTGCTTTATCTGCTTTCTTTAGAACAGATGAAGGCATGGAAGTATACAAGGCAATTGAGAAAAGACTAAACTAGTCACCTTTATAGTAATAGGCTGCTGAAAGGTGGCCTATAACTATATAAAATAAAAAACAAATTATGGCTGTAAGCGTAGATACT